TCTTGATATTGTTACGAGGAAAGGCTGGAGCCAGAGTAACCATAGCATTTTCACTGTGAGGAGCTGGAGTAGTTCCTTGATACCCTCTACCAAATCCTGGTGCTACGTTTAGTTGGTTGTTCTGCTTGTCAAATGAGTCAATCCAAATCAACTCATCGTCAATCTCGATGATACCTTTGGCAAGGTTGTCAGATGAACCGACGGTAATTGCAGACGATGAGGTGGTTATACCTCCAGAGTTGGTGACATAAGTCAAGCGGTCTTGGCGTAGTGCGTAACCGATGAGGTTACTTTTTACCTCGTCCACCAGTTCGTCGAACGTTGGCATCCTTTTTCTCCTTAAAGAACACTAGGTTCTTCTGTAGTCGTTCATCATTAGGCGACATCTCTGCCGCTTTCTTGCCGTGCTTGTAAGCCTTCTTGTAATCCTCTAACTGCCAAGCGCAGACTGCAATTAAGTCATCTGCCATATGTCCCCAAGCCCAACCTTCGGATAGGAACTCTGTTGGCTTCTGTGTAATCTTCAAGGCTTCTTCTGCTACCAATACACACTCAGCCCATTGTTGAGTCATATAGTAATGATTAGCCAAAGCCAGTAACGCTTCCTTTGACGGAAAGGTTTCTATTGATTTAGTTAGCCACTCTTCTGCTTCTTCGGGTTCACACTTAGCAAGCATTCGCATTGCATAACCCATCTCAGCTTTGAAAATGGAGATTCCTAAGTATTGCTTGAGAGTATCAGCACACTCTTTATACATCTGACGATAGAAGTATTCTCGTCCGAGGTAATAAAGATTCCTTGAGTCAGGATTCTCTTTGGCTGCCATAATTAACATCGGCAGATACTGACCTCTGGATTTACCTTTATCTGGCACGTGATGTATCTCAAAGTTGTAACGCTTACGTACATCTGGACCGTCGTAAGTACTAGGCACTTCGTGGATTGGATATATCCATCTGACGCCGTGACGTCTGTGGATTCTAAACCCATCAAACTCTACTGCTGGTTTACCTTGAGCATCCCAGTCAGTAATAAACCTATACTGCGGTCTATCTGTTCCTTCTTCAAAGGCTCTCTCTAGTTCAGGCCTCCAGCCTGGAACCATAACCTCATCCATATCTAAAGCTACGCAGTAATCAATATCTTCAGGTAGCGTAAACAAACTGATGTTTCTAGCATCATCAAACCTGAATGGTGTTATCTTACATTTAACTACCTTGATGCCTAGAGATTCTGCTATCTCAACAGTCTTATCCGTTGAGCCTGTATCGCAGATTAGATGAAAGTCTGCATCCTTGCTAGATTCATACCAGCGCTGGACGTGCTTCTCTTCGTTAAGAGCGATAGTATAGACGGCTACTTTCATAGTAGCAGATTCTACATTCCGCCTAGCATAAGTATACCTGGCAACGCCGTAGCATCAGCACCTGTTGGTCCGGTAGGACCAGTCGGTCCTATATCTCCAGTAGGTCCAGTAGGTCCTGTCGGTCCCGTAGCTCCAGTTGCTCCAGTGTCGCCAGTTGGTCCTGTAGCACCCGTAGCGCCAGTAGGACCGATGTCACCAGTAGGACCAGTAGGACCAGTATCGCCAGTAGCACCTGTTGCACCTGTAACTCCTTGTTCACCTTGCGGTCCGGTAGGACCAGTTGGACCTGTCGGTCCGGTATCTCCGGTAGCCCCAGTTGGGCCTTGAATACCTTGTTCGCCTTGTGGACCAGTAGGGCCTGTAGCGCCCGTAGGACCGGTATCTCCTGTAGGTCCAGTGTTTCCGGTAGGACCTGTGTCTCCGGTGGCTCCTGTGGCCCCTGTAGGGCCTGTAGGACCCGTATCTCCGGTTACTCCTTGCGGTCCGGTTGGGCCGGTGTCACCTGTAGCACCCGTCGGTCCAGTTGCTCCCGTGTCTCCTGTAGGACCTTGAGGTCCTGTTGCACCTGTGTCTCCCGTTGCGCCCGTAGCGCCTGTGGGTCCTGTGTCTCCCGTCGGACCCGTCGGGCCAGTGTCGCCCGTAGGACCCGTTGCACCTGTATCACCTGTTGCTCCTGTACTTCCAGTTGGACCAGTACTGCCAGTTGGTCCGGTTACCGCAGGACCTGTAGGTCCAGTTCCACCGGTTGGACCGGTGACTCCCTGGATACCTTGCGGTCCTTGGTCTGCGGAAAATTGTACTGATACCTGCGGAGTGATAGACTCAATTACGATAATTGTTTCGCTCATAGAGTCACCCCAGCAGTCACAGTAAACTTACCTTCTAAAAGTCTTGTTGTTGTTGCACCGGTTGTAACTACCAAGTCATAGACATAACGACTTGCTGCAAAATCTTCAGTAGTGCTGGCTGGAATAGTTACAGTAATGCGACCATTAGGTGCATCAAATACCATAAGACCGTTTGCAGTTGAGGCTACAACGGTAGTTGTAGTTGACCCAAGGAATGGACGAACAGTCATAGTTCCGGTGTAGGTAGATAAGTCCCAAGGTGTAGAACCAGATGTGGTGTTGTTCAATACTTGAAACTGAAAATTAAATGTCGCTGCTTGTTCGCAGACTAGGTTATATTTCGCACTCATCAGGAAGCGATACCTCTGAGAGCTGCCGCTGCAGGTAGGCCAGTAGTCCCAGCGAGGAAATTACATACACCGCTATAGTCAAGATGATTTTTGGCAGGACCTGTAATACCCGCGATGTCATTTAGAACTCCTACAGTATCTGTGTGATAAGGTGTAACGCCTCGGGCTATAGCCCATTGCTTTGCTGCTAGCGCAGCATCAACCATCTCATTAGCGGGACGATAGGTGCCACCATTGGCAAGGCGGTTCAATTCCTGATTGAGCGTTGACTGACTATTGATGGTCACCTATGTCTCCTTACTTCTTCTTTTTCGCTACTGCGGCATTATCGATTAGATTCGGATAAGGCCGTCCTGCTGCTTTAGCGCGTTTCTTAGCGGCAGTCTTTTGTGCTGGCGTTAACTTCTTACTGCGCTTCTTTGGATTGGGTTTATCCCAAAATGCTTTCTTCTTCATTTCTTGCCCTTGTTTCTCTTAGAGATTGCAGCGGCTTTCTTTTTAGCATCAGCCTTACTGCTTGCTCCCCAGGCTTGAAGTGATAATAAAAGCCTTGTAGGTTCACCGTTAGGCTTACGCTCTGGTCCAGGCATATTGCCCATACGAGCAAGGAAAGATGCTCGTCTTGGATTATCGCCGGACTTTACTGGTGCCTTAAGATTCATACCTTGAGCTTTAGCAGATGCTCTACCTTTAGCGTTCAAGCCGCCTTTAGGATTCTTACCTGCTGCTCTTTGCCAAGCTGGTGTCTTTGCCATATTCTCCGTACTTTCCTAATACGGCCCGGACAGTGCCGTTCTTATTTAGACGAACTACTAGCCCGTCTTTGATTTGGACTTTGTTAAAACCTCTATGGGTTTTGTACTTGCCCGAAGACATTACTTCTTTTTCTTCTTAGCCATTCCTGCTTCGCTCATAGCGATAGCGACGGCTTGCTTGCGGGACTTGACTACTGGTCCTTTCTTGGAACCTGAACGTAGTTCGCCCTTCTTGAACTCACGCATTACCTTGGCGACTTTCTTCTTGCCGTTTTTCTTTTTCACTTGTCGAGGTATCTTCCTGGGTTCTTGTTCTTTGACTTGAGTGGCTTCTGCTTCATAATGGCCTTGTCAAGAGCGTTCATCTTCTTGGTCTTCTTAGCCATTGGCTTTTTCTTCATATGTCCTGGCATAGTTACTTCCCTTGCTTTGGCGCAGGCTTTCCTGGCGCACCTTGTGAGATTGCTTCGTATGTCATAAATGGCTTGTCGTTTGAATCCGATGGATATGGTTGGTAGAACTCTGGACGCTCTGAAGCCTTGTACTTATTCTTGTACTGTTCTGGGTCTTGGATTGGCATTGTTACTCCTTAAACGATAGTGTGTTGCCGTCGAACGCCTTGCCAGCTTCGTTACTTAGTCTGACGGCAGCGTCTATATCTTTCTTCTGTGTGCTTATTGGTTCAATGCCTTGACGGACTGCTGAGTAATAAGACTCTAGTTCTTTTACGTCAGCATTTTCCTTGGTCTTGTCCCAACCTTGCCGAGTAGGGAAGCACCCGGCAAAACCTACATTTGAATCCATCAGGCAGTCTGCATAGGATTCGT